ACGGTACTCTCGAACGGGATGAAAGTACACGACCTCGAGAGGATAATGTCTGCCGTGAGTCTCGAGATGGTAGTATGAGCGAAATACGGGGGTCATCAGTAAAGGTGCTGGAAGCATACCGCGATATCAAATGTTGTGGGAACTGCCAAGCGTATAGATACACTCCGTATGGCGTAAGTATCTGCCAGAGACGAGATAAAAATGCGAACATCACCGATCCCGGGAGATGTTGCGGATTATGGGCGGCAGATGGACTCACCGCGGCGCAACGGATGAAAGATGGGAGATGACTTCATCGAGCACATAGAAGATCAGGATCGACTCGACAGAGCCATGTCGGCACTCTCCGAAGAGGAAAAGGCTGTCATTGAGAAGATCAGATCAGGAATGACGCTATCCGAGACAGCAAGAGTTCTCGGGGTACCCAAGCAGACTGCATCGAGTAGGAAAGAGCGAGCGATAAAAAAAATGAGACATTTTGAAAAAAAGTTTCGGACGATCAAATAACCCACGTTTATTACATATAGTGTAGACCATCATGAACGACGCCAAGGTCTGCGCTCGCCGGGTTCACGCTCCGACCCGGCGGGTAGGCGTACAGACCATGGAAGAAGAAACAAAAAAAGAATCCATATTCAATAAACTCAACAATAGACAAAAGGAATTCGTCCTCGAATATCTCGATTGCCGAGTAGCCGCTGAAGCATACAGAAGAGTGTATGACAGAGGTAAAAAGAAAAAGACAGAAGGTGTCGTAAGGGCGGGAGGAGCTGAAATCCTTTCGAACCCTAACGTAAAAGCGGCGGTAGCGGAGAAACTTAATGAATTATGGGACGACAAGGAAGTACGAATAGGGGCAATTTTCGACGAGCTTCAGGCGCTCGCCTTTTCAGATGTCCGGAAGGTGATGGACTTCAGAGAGGATGGTACGTTCAGCGTTAAGGATCTATCCGGGGTAGATACTCGATCAATAAAGAAGCTCAAAATCAGAAAAGAGCCGAGCCGCAAAGAGGGTGAGGAAATCATTGAGGGTGCGGACATCATAGAGATTGAACTATACGATAAGCGGGGTGCGCTTGCCGATCTCGCCGAAATAGTGAACATGAAGAAAGGAATCACTGTCAACCCGCAGACGATCATATATATGGACCGGCAAGATGAAAAACTGTAATGGAGAGAGAATTTCGGAAAAACCGGAAACAGATCGAAGCCATTGACCTGATGGGGCAATACGATGAGGTTTTACTGGAAGGCGGGAGTCGGTCAGGGAAGACGTTCATCGAAATATACGCCATGATCGCAAGGGGGAAGAAATACCCCGGAACAATCCATCTCGCACTCCGCAAACGGTTCAATCATGCAAAAGTCGCACTGTGGCGACAGACAATCCCACAAGTATTCAAGAAAGCGTTTCCTGCGGTAAAGTATAAAGAGAACAAGCAGGATTATTTTTTTGAATTCGGCGAAGGGTCTCAGCTATGGATAGGCGGGACTGACGAAAAGGACAGAGTTGAAAAGATCCTCGGAACAGAGTGGGCTTCGATCCTACTCAATGAAACATCAGAGCAATCATATGATACTTACGAAACGCTTTTAACCCGTCTCAATCCACCGAAAGGTGTTCGACCGCTTTACATGATGGACCAGAACCCGGGGAATAAGCGGCACTGGACATTCAAGAAGTTTCACCTGTTAATCGATCCCGTCACGGGACAGCCATTATCATCAGAACAAAGGTCAAGACAATCCGCGCTTCTCATGAATCCGCGGGACAACGTCGAGAATCTGTCAGAGAAATACATCTCAACTCTCGAGAACATGTCAGAGGCGAAGCGCAGACGATTTCTCGAAGGTCAATACTCAGACGATACAGAAAAGGCACTCTGGAAACGGTCATGGATACAGCAGACCAGAAAACAGAAGCCGGAATCCGGATATCTGCGGATAATCATAGCGATCGATCCGAACGTAACAGATGATAAGAAAGCAGGAAGTGCCACAGACGACGCCGGAATAGTGGCGGTCGCTCAATATAAAGTCGGAAACGATTTCCATTACGACGTTCTCGCAGATGAAACAACTCCCGGACTTTCGTGGGGAGCAACGGCAATCGATCTATTCAAACGGCTTAAAGCAGATAAGATAATAGCGGAAGTAAATCAGGGCGGGGATCTCGTACAAATGAATCTCCGCAATTACGATAGATCAATCGCCGATTATCATTACGATTCAGTCAGAGCGACAAGAGGAAAGGAAGTCAGAGCGGAGCCGGTTGCTGATCTTTACCGCCTCGGACTTGTACACCACATCGGCGAATTTCCTGATCTCGAAAACGAATTATGTGAATGGATTCCCGGCGAGGGCAGAAGCCCGAACCGATTAGACGCTCTTGTATGGGGCGTTTCATACCTGTCCGGAATAGGCAATCAATCCGGAGTTATTTCAAAAAGCCTTTCATTCAGCGGAGGACTCGCTTAATGGGTCTCGAGACACCTTGTAACGATTACACCAACCACGTGAAACAATGGGTACGCACCCGTGATGTTTCGGAAGGGTCGCTATGCATAAAAGGCAAGGGCGAAACGTATCTCCCGAAAGGGCACATGGAAGCGGATGCGTACAAGGATTATCTCGAACGTGCGCTCTTCACTGGGTATGTTGATAAGATTGTCGATTACTGCGCGGGACAACTCATGCGGAACAATCCGCAGACAACAGGAATCCCGGATGAACTGAAGAACGACGTTGACCTTTGCGGGTCGACACTAAACCAGTTTATCGACAACATCGCACGCGAATTGATGCATGTCGAGCGAATAGGATTATGGACTGACTTCAGTGAGGATAGCGGACGCCCGTTCATTGTATCCGTAAGAGCGGAAGGAATCATCAAGTGGCATTATGAGTATGTGCAGAGTGGAGAAAAGGTTCTCTCGTCTGTCGTTATCAAGGCAGAATCGGATGTTATTGACCCGGAAACACTCGACGCAAAAGCGGAAGAGAAATATATCAAACTATTCCTCAACGCTGACGGATTCTTTCAGAAGGACACATATGCATACAGCAAAGAGAAAAAACTTGAACTTAGTGAATCAATAATTCCTCTCGCGGGAATAGGCGGATTCCCTCTTGATTATATCCCATTCCGCATCGTATGCGCGAAAGGAACGCCTGAACGAATCCACACTGCACCAATGGCGCAGATCGCCGAGATCAATCTGTCACTTTACAGGTCCATGGCGAGCCGCGAACAGCTGCTCTTTTACTACGGGATGCCTACGGGTATTGCGATCGGGTGGGACAAAGACAAATCATTCTCACTCGGTGGCGTTAACGCATTCCCCATAGACGGGGATTTCAAGTTCGCTCAGATACAGGTTGAGGATGCAGTCGAAAAAGCGATCGCGTCGAAGAAAGAGGAAATATCTCAACTCGGTTCTCAATTCCTCTCTGGACGCGGAAGATACGTCGCATCCGCCACAACGTCAGAGAATAATCAGGAAGGAGAAAACGCGTCTCTCGCATCTCTCGCGAATGCTATCAGCCGCGGCGTTACCGAAGCATTTCGCGACATGGAAGTGTATAAGTACGACGGGCTTGAAAATCCTTCAGTACAGGTAAACACCGAATTCACCGAACCTGAACTCACGCAGGGTGAACTCACTGAACTCGGGCAGGAACTCACGGCGGGTCATATATCATTCGATACATACTTCCACAATCTCAATCGCAATAAAGTATATCCGCCCGATCACACGATAAAGATGGAGATAGAAGCGCTGAAGAAGACAGCGCAGATTATTGCGTCAAACAGGTCCGAAATACCCGGATTCACATTTAACTAAGGAGCGTAAACATGGTAATAGATACACTTGAAGTTAAGATCGACGTCAAACTCTCACTATGGAGCGCGATTAAGCTCCGTATCGCCGGTCTGAATCGGAACAATGATGCAAGCGATTATTTCACTACTCGGAACAGATACGGCAAGAAGTGAACAAGCGAATCGGCAAAGTTAACATATGTGATAACCCGTACACGATATATGTACAAGATGTCGTTGGAGATCAGAACGAACTCGCTGGCCAGATAAGATATTACGAGTATTCAATAAGCATCCGCGACAAACTCATTAAGTCAGCCGCAATCAGTGTACTTGGTCATGAGATCGCGCATGGAGTCATGGTTGAGGGTGGAGCGAACGAAATATTTACGAACGCGCAGAAAGAAGTCGTCGCAGATATCGCTGGGAAGGTGGCATCGATCATGTTTAAACACAAGGACGTCGTCGCAAAGTTGATCGATTCTGTTGGCAAATAAATGACCTACGAAGAAGCAATCAAAACAGCTTACACCGATGTAGAAGCAAACACAGAGACGAAAGTCAAAGCTCTACTCGGACAGTATAAACTCGCAGAGCAAGCGGCACATGATGAAGTCAGGAAATTGTATTCCGTTCTCGCGGGAGTGCCGAAAGAAGACTGGTATAAAACAGTCATCCGCATTGATCAGTTGAGCCGCACGATCACAGAGATACGCAGGAGATACAACGAGCTTTCACAAGTAGCCGATTCGCAGATTGAGCAGACAATCAAAGACGCGATGAGCGGGACATACTATAGAATTCAATATGTCATGGCATCATTTCTCCCGACTTCAATCAGCACGTCAGTCATTCCTCCGAATCTCATCAACGCAGCAGTCACAGGACAAGCGGAAGCGATCAAGGCGATCACTGATAACATCATCGAGCGATACGGAAGCCTTGACCAGTATATCCCGAAATACGGCACGCTATCAAAATTACTCGCAGAACGAAACACGGAAGCGGTAACGGCGATTGAGAAAAACGTCACTCAGGCGATACTCCAGGGTAAGAGTATATCGCAGCTCACGAAAGACATCTCAGATACATTCGACACGGTGAAATGGAAAGCGGCGCGGATTGCATCAGCTGAAGCGTTGAGAGTATCAAGCGCGGCACAGTGGGCGCAGACGCAGGATCTTATGGCAGAAGGACTCGAACCACAAAAGATGTGGTTACATGTGATGACAACCGGAGTGGACGCAAGGCCAGCACACATTGCACTCGATGGAAAGATAATCGATATCGATCAGAAGTTTAAGGCAAACGGACACGAAGCACTTTACCCTCGCGGGTTTGGTGCCGCATCAGAGAATATCGGGTGCAAGTGTACATACATCAACATTGTCAACGGTGTCACGCCGAAGACGCGCACTGCTACAAATCCAGTTACCGGCAAGAAAGAAATATTCGAATTCAAATCATATGACGAGTGGATGGAGCAGAACAACCTCACGGCTCCGTTTTAATGCGCAATCACCCGACTGCGTCGGATGAAATATAACCCAAAGGGTGAACGATAATGGAAATCACGAAAGAACAGTTGGCAGAGATCATCAAGACCGACGAAGGCAAAGCACTGATCGGTGAAGTCGCGCAGGGGCTAGGGCTGCGTGACACGACGGGACTCGAAAAGAAGCGCGATGAACTTCTCGGAGAGGTAAGAAGCCTAAAAGACAAGTACTCATCAATCGAGGGCAAATACAAGGCATTCGAAGGACTCGATCCTGAGGAAGTCAAGACCGCACTCGACCGCTTCAAGAATCCGGAAAAGTACAAAGACGAAGATCCGCGTCTCAAAGCGTATGACCTCAAACTCAAAGAGATTGAAGGAAAACTGACAAAGTCAGAAGAAGAGAAAAAAGCTACTACGGCAGCACTCGAACGGGAGAAAAAAGATTCTCTCATTCTCAATGCGATCAAAAATCCGAAAGCAGAATACGCGCCTGAATTCACTGACGCTCTTCAGCTTATTTTTGACCGTGTTGCAACACTTCGCAAGAACGACAAAGGCGAATACGAGGCGGTGGTCGACACTGGCGAATCGGTATTGAGTATCGACGAATTCGCAATCGCTTATGCAAAGACCGACAAGGGTAAGCCGTATAAGCAAAAACCAATCAATACAAGTGCCAACGCAAGGCAGTTTTCGCCCGGCACTCGTAAAACAGTAACAGAGGAAGAGTTCAAAAACATGAATCCGAAAGATGCCGCGCTATTCTTCAAAAATGGCGGATCAATCGAATAGAGACTCTCTCCTTTTTCCGCGGGAAACCGCAAATCATCAAGGATAATCACAAATGGCTAATAATCTCACAGCCCTCGCGCGTGACCTTTTTTCAGCAGCGCAGGAAGTATCTCAGGAGCCCGTAGGCGTTATCAATGCTGTCAATATGAGCTTCGACAATAAAGGCGTAGCAAAAGGCGACAAGGTAAAAGTTCCTGTCGCCCCGTCGGCGTCAGTTGGCGACTTTACTCCTGCGATGACAACCACCGCAGGAACTGACGCGACTGCTCAGGCAGTGGAAGTCGAGATCACCGCGAACAAGTGCGTGTCATGGAACCTCACAGGTGAACAGATGCGGTCACTCGAAAACTCCGAGTCTGACAAGGAATGGGCACGGCAGATGGTTGCTCAGGGTATGAGGGCGCTCCGCAATCAGGCTGAAGCGGA